GATTGCAATAGTTACCCTTTTTTCTACCACGCTTTTCCTTAAACTTGATAGCGTTGAATAAGTCTTTTTTGCAAGCTAGTGCATTTCCATTTTGTTTAATTAGTAGATATACATAGCCTTGCTTGATCTTGCTTTTAAAAACATCAGCGTCAAGCATTTTTCTAAAAGTAGTAACAACGTTATTATTACGGAAAGGATTATCAAGTAAAAGGTTTATATTGTGGTTATTCTTTAATAAATAGTAATTCATATATATAGGTTATTTAATTATATTGTAAGTATATCATAGTATAGATATATTGTCAAGTAACTACCTGTGTATAACTATAATACAGAACTAAAACAAGCCAATAAAAAGCATATCAGTATGATTAAAAAAGTTAAACTAAAACCAAAAGATCCCAATAATAAACATTTAAAAGATTATACTAAAGCAGTAAAGAAAGGCAAGGCTATTCAAGGTAAAGTAATTAAAACAATTCCTAAAGAAGTTATTAAACAAAATAGAGATTTAACACCTAAAGAAATAAAACTAATAGAGTTATATTTAAGAGGTGGTAAGGGATTATTAGGTAATATGTCTGAATGTTATAAAGCAGTATACGGTAAAAAGCATAGTAAAGAATTAAAGCGTAATAGTTTATGGGTAATAGCAAGTAATAAGTTTAAAGAGCCTATTATTAAGGAAACAATTAAGCAACAAGTTGATGCTATGACTGATAAGTATACTATTAAGAGTGGTATAAGAAAAGAAACAAGTACTAAACATAGCAGAGATAGACTAAAAGCATGGGAATTATTAGCTAAAATAACTGGTTTAATGGAAGATAAACAACAAAACATTAACATAATAGGACTACAAATACCTAAAGATATAAGATAATACACAATATAAAGACAATTATTAGCTAATATTAGATAAAAGAAAGAGAGGTGGGAGACCCCCATAGCATAACTAAAATATATATATATTAGTACCAATAAATTTTATCAAATAACAATCCTATGAATGTAAATAAGCTAATAAATGCCTATATGAAGGCAAATAAGTGTAGTAGATCTACAGCATTTCGTAAATACAAGCGTGGAGAAATGACACTAAATGGTACTAAAGTGACACCTAGTGTCAAAAATGACACTAAAGTGGTGTCAAATGACACTAAAGATGACACTAAAGATGACACTAGTGACACTCCTGTATTTACTCCTAATTGGAAAAGAGCAGGATATAAATCCAAGAACGAAGCATTAGCCCAGATCGTTCGAGATGTTGCGAGAGTGGCAGGTGATTCAAGATTAATGTTAGGAGGTAACGTATTTGATTTAAAGAAAATAAGAAAAGTATGACAAAAAGATTTAAAGGAGATGAAAAGTTGGCGGATGATTGGATGGAGTTAATAGAGTCGATGGTACTAAGTGAGAAATATGAAGTAAGAGCTAAAGAGCTTGCAAAAAAGTTAAAACAAGATTATGAGGAATTAAAGTCTATAAAATAACATGGAGCTAGATTTAACAAAACTTAAAGAGGCGATAGATTTTAAACCCCACGCAAAACAATCAGAGGTTCTTTCACAAATGACACGTTTCACCACCCTTTGTTGGGGGAGACGTTCTGGTAAGACTTTGTTAGCAGCATACATAGCTCTCATTTATTTGATTACTCAGAAAGAAGGAAAGGGTCATAATATCTGGATAGCAGCTCCTACCTATGATTTAGCTAGACGTTCATGGGATTACCTTTTACAGTTTGCAACGATTGTTAATCGAAAGTTTGGACAGATGATTAAAGTTAATAAGTCTCAATATTCAATGGAATGTTATTCAGGTTCTAAATTAGAACTCAAATCTACTGATAACCCTAGTTCATTACTTGGTAGTGGGTTAGATCTATTAATAGTAGATGAAGCTGCACGTGTAAATGAAGAAGTATGGAGAACCCATCTTAGACCTACTCTAACCGATAGAGCTGGTAAAGCTGTATTTATCTCAACTCCTTTTGGGAAGAATTGGTTTTATGACTTAATGCTTAAAGGTACCGATACAGATAATACTTTTGAAGACTACTCTTACTTTCACATGGCAACCAAAGACAACCCTTATATCCCCAATGTAGAAGACGAAGTAGAGAAAGCCAAGCTTGAGTTACCAGCAAATGATTATATGCAAGAATACGAAGCTGAATTCATTGAAGGTGCAGGTTCTGTTTTTAGAGGTATTAAAGATTGTTTATTTGATACCCAGTTCCGTTCCTTTCCTTGGTACGATCAAGAGTACAATGAGAACGACGTATACCAGGGTGGACTTGACCTAGCCAGGTTAACTGACTTTACAGTCCAAACATTCGTTAAAAAGACCGACACCTTTAGAATTATAGGTATTGACCGTTTTAATGAACTTGATTGGAAGCTTCAGAAACCTAGGCTGTCATTGATGTCAGAGAAGTATCGCAATCCTCCTATAAATGCTGAAAGGAATTCTATAGGTGATGCAGTAATAGGAGACCTCCCCCCAAACTATGAACCTTTCACAACAACTAACACAACTAAAAAAGATATAATAAATAATTTAGCTATCTTAATAGAACAAAAAAAGATTCAAATACCCAACATACCTAAACTAGTAAGTGAACTAGAAGCATACTCATATGAAGTAACCCCATCAGGAAACATTACTTATAATGCTCCTACTGGTTACCATGATGATATGGTTATGTCTCTGGCTCTTGCTTGTAAAGATTTAACGGAACCTTATTCGAATCAACGGGTAAATGAATATCAAACACCCACATCTGTTCTTATAGATAATGACTGGTAAAAATATGGCTGATTTTACAAAAGAGATAATAGGTCAAATACAATCAGAACGTAAGAAGTACGAAGATGCTTCTCAAGTTATTAGAACTGACATCAAAAAAGCACGTCAGTATTATGCTAATAAATTTGAAAGCCCTAAGGACGTAAGTGGTGCTGAGAAAGTTTTTGTCCCTTTGACACAGTGGGAGGTAGATACACTCGCTAGTAAGACATTTGTTAACGATAAAGCAATAACTGTCTTACCAGAGAATGAAAAAAGTGTACCTTCTGCATTGATTGGAGAACAGGTTCTTAAAAAACAAATCAAAGAAACCCGTTTCCCTACCCATTTCAGAAATTCTTTATTTGACCTCTCAAGAGACGGTACAACTGTCTGGGGAGTATTCTGGAACTTCCAACGTGAAGTATTCAAAGAAAAAGGATTAATGAACAAGGTTAAGAAATTCTTTGGCAAAGGACCCAAGCCAAAGGTAAATGTTTTAAAAGACATGATTGGGTTCCAACAAATAGACATCTTGAATGTATACATAGACCCAACAGCAGATTCCATCCAAGATGCACCGTCTATTGGTGTGAAAACAGTAATGAGCGTAGCAGACGCTAAAGCTAACCGTTTATGGAAAAACACCAAAGACATAACAGGATTCACAACAAGTAAGTTTGACACCTATGATGCAACCTCAGTTAGACCAGATGAGATTGGTAAGAGCACAATCGACTATGAATACCCAATGACAGAAGTTTATCAACGCTGGGGTAAAATACCTCTTAGTTGGTTAACACGAAAGAAAAAAGATAAAGAGATAATGATTGATGGTGTAGTAGAGATTGCAGACATAGAGGACAAACCTACCCTTTTAAGAGTAGATAAGAATCCATTTGATCACGGAATGAAACCTTTCGAAGAAACTTGGTTCCAAAAAACAAAAGGTAAATGGTATGGAGTAGGTCCTGGTTTAAAATTAATGAACATGCAGAAGTATCTTAATAAGACTGTGAATAGAGCAATCAAGAATGAAGACACTCTACACTCAGGATTATGGAAGATTAAGAGAGGTTCTGGTTTATCAGCTCGTTCTATTGTCAGTTCTCCTGGTGGAGTAGTGGAAGTAGACAACATGACAGACCTAGAACAACTCCAAGTAAGAGATGTTGCACAATTAGCAACACCCGCTATTCAAAGAATATTTGAATTTGTAGAAAAGATTAACGGTGCTAACCAAATAGCCACTGGTAGTGCAGCTGATAGAAGTGCAACTACCTCAATTATTAAAGATAGAAATGCAGATACACGATTCGCTGTGGTAAGAGGCAACATAAATGATTTCTTGGTTAGATTCTTTAAACAATGGTTGTCTGTTGATAGACAATTCATCACAAAGAAATTCATCTTAAGAGTTACAGGCGATGAAATGTTAATGAAAAAGATTGATGAGATAAAAGAAATCCCAGAAGAGCTGAGAGACGAAAGTCCATTCAGATTTATAGATGTCTCACCAGAAACGCTTAGAGGCGACTTTGACCTCGAAGTGGACATAGATAACTCTCAACCCCTAAACAAGGCTGAGAACGCCCAAAGAATCCTCACAGGGATACAGACAGGTGTACAGCTAGGTCTGAAAAGAGATTATGATAAGATGTTCGACGCTTATCTAGATCATATCGGATTAACAGGATTGAGATTTAAAACCGAACAAGACCTCCCAGTAAACGTAGACCAACAACTACAAGCTCAAGAAGCTGAACAAGGTGCGTTACAGGGATTACAACAAGAAGAACCATTAACTGAACTACAACAGTTCAATCAAGCAAATCAATAATATGGAACCAAATATACAATTTTCTAAACTAATGCAAGACTTCAAGATGAGCGAGTATTTCGGAGCATTAGAAACCAAACTCAAAGAAGACTGGAAGAAATACCGAAATGAACTAGTAGCTCACGAGAGTCCAGAAGTCAGAGGGAAAATTAAATATATTGAGGAAATACTTAATTGGATTGACGGAAAGGCAGATGAAGAATTCAAAATCAAACAGATAGAGAGAATGATAGAAATAGATAATGATTATTAAACCCCCCTATACATTAGGGATAAATAAGTAACAATTTGTGTATGAGCGAAGACAAGGATAATCTTGCGCCAGAGGCCTCTACGGAGACACCCTCAAAGGCAGAGACCCAAGTTGAGACTCTAGGTGGTACTTCACCTGAGGCAACTGAGGTGGAGGAGAAAGTGTATGCTGGCAAATTTAAGTCAGCAGAAGATTTAGAAAAGTCCTATAAGGAACTTGAATCTAAACTCGGGAGTAAAACTTACTCTAAAGAGTTAGGAGACAAAGTTCTTGAGGCGACTGGTTATACAGAGGAACAACTTGTTCAAGCTGGTTATAAGGCTGATGACATTGTGAAAGCAATGATTCAGTTCCAAGACACAGGCAAACAACAAGCTCCTGCTGAAGAAATGGGAACTAAAGTGGTAGACGCACGCGTAGCCAATATGGAATGGAAACTCGCAGCTAGGGATTTTTATGATGAAAACCCAGATGCTAAAGGTTTGAAACAACATATTGAGCAACAACATGCCCTTGACCCTTCTAAGTCCCCAGAAGAAATTTATAACCAATCAATCAAACCTCTTATGGACCAACTACAGAAATCCACTGAACAAACGCAGAGTGTAAAAGAAAAGGCCGCTCTTAATTTAACTAATCAAGCGGTGCCCGAAACAGACAAGTCAAAAGATTTATTGAAACGTTATCAAGATACAAGACATATTGATGATGCAGGAGATTATATCGCAGCGAAGCTGTTCGGGAAAAAGTAACTAAAACAATATGGCATCAGAATTACGAAGTTACGGCGATACAAGTGTCGTTCGTGACGTACAATCTGAGATTGAATTGTTAAGTCCAGTTGAAAACATGGTACTTAACGGCTCTCGTAAATCTGTAGCTCGCAACACAATTCACAGTTGGCAAGATGATACTCTTGATACTGCTGGAAGTGCTGCTGCTACCGAGTACAAAGCTTTCACTCCAGATACATTGAGTGTACCAACTCTACGTACAAACTTGGTACAACACGTTTACAAAGCAGCTTCATTAACTGAAGTACAAACAATGGTTACTCACGAAAGTGGTGAGAACGAATGGGCTAGACAGGTTGCTAAGAAAATGAAATCTTGGGCTAACGCAGCTGAGTATGACTTAGTTCGTGGTAGTTTGATTTCAGGTGCATCTGGAACAGTTCCTAGAATGAATGGTCTTATCCAATTGACTTCAACTAACTCTACAAGCCAAACTTCTGGTACAGTGTTTAGTGAATCAATCTTGGTAGGTCTATTGCAACTTACTTGGGAAGCTTCTAACGGTGAAATCCCTACTGATCTATTAGTAGGTTCTATCTTAAAAGCTAAGATTTCTGCTTTCACAGCTGGAATCACCAAGAACATTGATGCAGGTGCTAAAATGGCTGGTAAAGTTGTACAGGTTTTCGAATCTGACTTCGGTGCAGTTAATGTAAACTTACACAGATACATCCAAGTATCTACAGACGCCACTGCTCGCATCTTAGGTGTGAACATGGAAAAAGTTTATGTTGCTCAATTGAATGGTGAAGGAGCTAAAATGACTGAACAAGGTGTACGTTCTACATCTCGTGATGCAGTTATCAATGGTTACCTAACCTGCGAACACAGAAATGAAAAGACTGGATTTTTTGCTGATGGATACTTAAAAGCAATATAATCACTAGTTAAGCGGGGGTGAGGAAACTCGCCCCTCTCATACTATGGATTATGAAAACAAACTATTACTGGCTCATATGGAGGAAGCCAGTGACAACGAAAAATTCAAAGTTTTTTACGAGAGTGCAGAGAAAGACAACGAGCCTGATTACGAATTGCTAAGGAAGCACATCGAACAATGGACCCAACTGAATCCTTACGATATGGCTGAGTTTATGCAGCACAAAAAAGACACCCTCAAAAATAACGCGAATGATACTGGCGCAAGTAAGAGTAAGTCAGTTAGACACTTAATGGATTTACCCCAAGGGCTTTACCGCCTATTATCAGTCCTATCCCCTAATTTTTTAGGAGCAAGAGAATTAACTCAGAAAGCCAGGTTAAAAAGGATTAAAACTTTCGTCAAAAAGTTTCCTGCCTTTCGAATGTGTAAAAAACTTTAAGCAGCGCATATGTTATCACTTTGTATGATTACAAAGAATGAGGAGAAAACCCTCCCCACTCTTTTCAAAACCATAGTGAACCATGTAGATGAAGTTTGTATAACTGATACTGGTTCAACAGACAAAACAAAAGAAGTTTGTGAGAAATACTGTGGAGACAAACTCAAGTGGAGTACCTTTGAATGGTGCCACGATTTCTCAGCAGCAAGGAAATTTAATTTTGAACAAGCCAGTGGAGACTGGTTACTCTGGGCAGACGCAGACGATAAGATAGAAGGCGCAGAGAACCTAGCTGATTTAATGAAAAAGTGTGATGAGCAGAAGGTGAACGCAGTAATGTTCCCTTATCATTACTCTGTAGATAAGTTTGGTAATACAACGGTATTACAAAGCAGAGAAAGGCTCATTAAAAATAACGATACCTACAGATGGATTGGTAAACTACACGAAGCTTTATTGCCAGTTGGTGCAGACGCTAAAGCTATTAGGATGGGTAATGTGCATTGGGTGCACCTTGCTTCTCCAGAAAGAGCCGAGGACAGCAAACAGCGCAACCTAGAAATCCTAGAGAGAGCAGCCGAAGAAGAGATAGCCAGTGATAAGGTAGACCCTAGAACTATTTTTAACTTAGGGAATGCTTACTTCACAGTAGACAATTATCAGAAAGCATTAGCTTGTTATCAGAAGTACATACCTATATCAGGTTGGGCAGAGGAAATCTATTTAGCTAGACATCGTTCTGCTATGTCTTTAATCGCATTAGGAGAATATGACGCAGCTAAAGAACAATCTTTACTAGCCATCAAAGAGAAACCATCTTATCCAGATGCTTACATAGACCTAGGTAAAGCAAGTTACGAAGAAGGTGAATACAAAGATGCACTATTCTATTTCAAGGACGCACTAAAGAAAGAATACCCAGAGAACCTACCAGTGGTTAACCCATTGGAATATAGCACTAACCTATTCTGGTTAATCGGTCACACATTGGTTAACCTAGATAACTTGAAAGATGCTAAACCGTATTTCGTAGAATACCAAAAGGCAATGCCAAACAGTGATGTCAAAGAGATTATAGACATCTGTAACCTGGCTATTGAACAGGCAGATATGGTTGATGCACTGATTAAAGTAGGTAAAGAGTTAGACACAAAAGAGTTTTATAAACTGATACCTAAGAAATACTTAGAGTATCCAGAGTTATTAAAAGATAAAAACAAATTCAGTACAAAGAAAGATTGCACAGACAAAGACATAGCAATCTACTGTGGGAAGTCTGTAACTAGATGGGACCCCACAAGCGAAGAGAAAGGTGGAGTAGGTGGCAGTGAAGAAGCCATCATAAATATTTCAAGACTACTAGCTAAGAAAGGTTGGAACATAACAGTTTATGGAAGACCTATTGAAGCTGGAGAGTATGACGGAGTTCATTACAAACACTACACAGATTTTAACCCAAGAGATAAATTCAATATCTTGATTAGCTGGAGAATGCCATCAATATTTAGTATAGACTTCGATGTTAAAACTAAATACCTATGGCTACACGATACACACCCAGAAGATTCAGTTAAACAATATATTGATAAGATAGATAAAGTTATCGTTCTTTCAGACTATCACCGTTCACTATACCCAAGTATTCCAGATGATAAATTCATCTTGAGTGGTAACGGTATTAATCCTAAACATTTCAAATCAGATGTTAAGAAGAATCCTAATTATTGTATTTTTACTTCTGCTCCTGATAGGGGTCTTGAGTGTCTACTAAAGATGTGGCCAGAGATTAAGAAGAAAGCTCCTAAAGCAGAACTACACTGGTTCTATGGCTGGCAGACTTTTGATAAGCTACACGATGGCAACCAAGCCAAAAGAGATTGGAAGAAATATATCTGTGGATTGTTAGACCAAGATGGAGTGTACGATGAAGGAAGAGTAGATCATTTAACTATCGCAAAGAAATACCAGGAAGCCAACCTATGGACATACCCTACCGAGTTTACAGAGATTTACTGCATCACAGCAGATAAGGCTCAAGCAGGTGGAGCATATCCAGTAACTACTAACGTAGCTGCATTAGAGGAAAGGGTTAAGCACGGTAAGGTTTATAGCATAAATGATATATATACAAACAAAAAAGTTCAAAAAGAATACATAAAAGAAGTCGTTAATAAATTAACAAACCCACTAGACGACAGGTCTGAGATGACAACCTATGCACTGACAGAGTGTACCTGGGCAAGAGTAGCAGACCAGTGGGATATAATGTTCAAATAATATGAGTCCAATGTATAAAGTATTAGGTGGCGAGTGGGGAGAAGGTCACCAAAAAGGAGACGTTGTAGAAATGGACAGCGAGTCAGTCACAGTTCGTTTAGAAAAAGGTGAATTAGAAGAAGTAAAGAAAGCACCAAAGAAGAAAGCAAAAAAGAAATAGTATGGATTTAAAACAACTCGCTAAAGAATTAGAACCATTTGATTATGTAGTTCAGAGGAATTGGCAGAGTTATCCAGAAGGTTTGGTTCCAGGACATGAAGACGTAGATCTATTTTGTTCTGAGGAAGATAGGGATGAGGTAGAGATAATCTGCAAAGGTTACGACTTAGTAGATGTACGCTCTGCAACAGATAGGTACTACCCAGATGAAATCAACTCAATGCTATTACAGGACAAGAGAGAGTTTAATGGGTTTAAAATCCCATCAAGACAAGCATACTTTCTTTCACTGTACTACCACGATGTTGTTCATAAGGGCGGTATATATAGCGATGAACTTAAAAAAGCATTTCTTGACTGGCAACCTCCAGTAAGATGTGTAGACGAAGGCGTAGGATATTATGTATGACACCTCTATTAGTAGAAACAAATCTAAAGAGCTTTGAAGAGTACATATCTAGTCTAGGCAAAGCTGCCAAGAAGAACTATAAGTATGTAAAAAAAGTTAATAAAGATTTGGAATACATAGAGGTACCATATGACAGGAATTTAGTAAAAGCCTACATGGATATGTGGGAAGAACAATTAATAAGAGGTAAAAAAAGGAAGTGGGGGTTTGGCATAGGTTATCTAGATGAGCTAGACGAAAGAAATGTGCTGAGATGTTTCGTAGCCGCAGACAATATTGGCTACATAGCGTTGCACTTCGTAGAGCAATACGGAACTTATGTGGAATGCCACCCCCCTATGTACGACAAGCAGATGTACAGTAAAAGGTACATGGGAAAATATATGTGGTTTAATCTGATACAAACTGCTATAGAAGGTAACATAGATTTTCTCGACTTAGGTGGAGGAGATAGAGGAACTTGGAGAGAACTCGTTAAGTCTAGGAAGGAACACCCAATCACAAAGTATAAGTGGATGTATGTTCCTGAAGAGGTTAAGAACAACCCCGATAAAGAACCAGATTTACTGGTAGAAAAAGGGGTATACAAAAGATTATATGAAGCCTAAAAATAACAAGTGGTTCATAGCATACAAGAAGAAGGGAACAGACTTATTTAGTACGGATGGTCTTACGATAATTGAACCACCCAAAGATACATATCACGCTGACCCATTCATTTATGAAAGGGATGATAAAACATATATCTTTTTTGAGGATTACGATTACAACAAAGGCAAGATAGCCTACATGACATTAGATGACCCAACACCTAGGACTATTATAGAGCGAGACTATCATATGTCATTTCCACACTTAATAGAAGATGAAGGAGAACTCTACATAGTACCAGAGACAGGTATCAATGGCACAATAGAAGTCTATAAGTGTACCCAGTTTCCAGATAAGTGGGAACTAGTAACTGTTCTACACAAAGGTGGTAGTTGTGGAGATACGTCAATAATAAAATATGCAGGTAAATGGTGGTTGTTCACCACTATAAACGGAGATGATAATCTGTTTATAATGAAGTCTAACCACTTATTAGAAGGCTGGGAGATGCACAGACAAATGATTCTAAAGAACTCTCGCTCTGCTGGTAAACCATTCATACAAGATGGTTGCCTGATCAGACCAGTCCAAAACAACAATGATGGTTACGGCTCAGGAGTATTGTTTAAAGAGCTAGACCTTTCTAAGGATTACAAAGAAAGAATAGTGGGAGAGATAAGTATTTGGAAACCAGGGTTAATAGGAACACACACATTTAATTTTAGTCAAAACTACGTAGTCGTAGATGGTAAAGTAAAACTATGAAGCGCAGATGGATACCAATTAAAAAAATAAAGATATTTGATGAGATGCACTATGAGACTGAGAATGGTTGGGAAGTGGATGAAGCCAGAGATGGAAAGTCCACCGAAGAGCATGTTGAAGGCATCGGACACATCAAAGAGATTTTAAAAAAAGGAATGAAGATATTGCCCGTATTAGTCGCTGAAGACGGAAGTGGGGGTTATACACGTCTAGATGGTTTTAAACGCTGTATGGCACACTCAGAGCTCAAATACGACGTGATAGAAGCCTTTGTGTGTACACAAGAGGAGATGGTTGAACAACGTCTATACGATTTCCAAGATTCTAAGATGAGATGCTGGAAGGGCGGACAACCCAAAGAAGATTTTAAATTATATGAAGGTGATGAAGGAGAGAAAGAATATGAAGACACCAAGTTTTTATTCAAGAGTCCAAACGGAGATGGTTTAAGAATAGAAGTAGCTGAAACTATCCATGTTCACTGGGGGACATGTGGTAAGTACAGATTAACATTAGGAAGAGAAGACTTTATAAAGTTAGCGGAAGCTGTTAAAAGCATAAAGTAATATGGGTAAAGTATCAGAAACATATCACGACACGTTAATATCGGATAGCCCCGATAGAAACGCTAACCGAGTACGAGTATATCGTTCTCCGAATGACGAAGTGACTATCCACTTTAGAAATCTAAAAATAGTTTTGCATGACATACACGAGATAGATGAATGGAGAGATGGTTTCAATCAAGCATTAAATAATTTAGGAGATTGGTTTAAAAACGACATATGAAGTTAGCAATAGCCAATGACTGGTTTGACAAGAAGTCAGCAGTCTTCTACAACCAAGATGGATTTTTAAAAGCTCTCCAAGTTTTAGGAGAAGAATGGGAAGTAAAGTTTTTTAAAAAGCATGATAGTACGTTTCAATTTGAACACCCGTGTGTTGAGTTGAACTTCAGCCCAGACCCACACGGAGCAGTAATGAGATGGAAACCAGATGCGATACTATTCTTTGCAGATTTTAGTAGACCTATATTAGGACAGTTCAAGGGATGTGGTATCCCTATGGGACAAGCATACTCAGGTGGAGACTTTAGAGACTATGAAGATGTAGCAGATATAGTCTTTGTAGAGTCAGAATGTTACCTGAATGCATTTAGAGAAAGAGGTTTAAACACCAGACTAGCATTTGGAACCAACACAGAACTTTTTAGACCAATGCCACAACCAAAGATCTTTGACGCAGTCTTCCCAGCTACTATGGCAGGATGGAAAAGACACGAACTGTTTGGTGAGGCGATGGGTCCAAAAGGATTAGCTTGTGGGTATTGGCACCCAACAGAAACTAACCCAGTAACAGAATGTCAGAAGTATGGTGTAGCGATGTTACATCATCAATGGGCAGAATCAACGGCATTGATATATAACATGGGTAAGACCTGTGTCATAACATCAACAGGACAAGGTGGTAGCCAAAGAACAGTACTAGAAGCACTATCCTGTAACGTCCCAGTAATAACTATGAGAGATTCAGATAAGACTTCAGAGTTTCTTGAGAAAGGTGGTACTGGAGAGATTGTCCCACCAAGAGCAGTGGACATCCGTAAGGCTGTGGATAAGTGGAAAGATAAAGAAATCAATAGCAGAGATTGGGTGAAGAAGCATTACTCTGAGAGAGTATACGCAAATCAACTTAAAGAAGGAATATTATCTATATGTTAGAAGAATATGAAGATAAGTGTTTTAACACCAACAATTAGGGGGGAAGAAGGGTTGAAGAGACCCAAAGAAAGTCTTGCCAAGCAAACCTTGAAAGATTTTGAATGGTTGGTAGAAGAACACGATCCAAGTGAACCACCAGATTTCAATCAAGCAATGAATAGAATGATAAAAGAATCTAAAGGAGAATTACTGGTGTTTTTACAAGACTTTATTTCAATAGATACAAGAGGTTTAGAAAAATTTTGGGAAGCATACACAGATTATCCACAGATGTTTTGGACAGCTCCAGTAGGACAAACTCTGAATAACAAAGATATACACTGGGACTGGAGATTATACCGAACACCAATGGATGACTGTAATTTTATGGAATGGGAAATAGATTGGGGGAGCGCCCCAAGAAAAGCTATGTTCGAAATAGGGGGTTTCGATGAAGAGCTAGATAGACAGTGGGGGTTTGATAATGTCAACGTAGGTATGAGAGCAGTAAATGCTGGTTATAAAGTTAAGTGTCTTAATGGTAATGAGGCTATTGCTTTATCTCATAATGAGATGATGGAACATCCTTACCAAGGATTAAGAGACTCAATCTTTCATAACGAAAGACTACAAGATATATCACACGGATTAAAAGTTAACTATTTATAATATGGGAACAAAAATAATAATACCCTCTTCTGTAGATGAAGATGGTGACATAATTGTTCTAGCCGTAGACGATGATGGCTCAGGACATGATGAACAAATATTAATTAAAGAATCTTAAAATATATGGGTGTAAATGCAAGTGGCGACCAAGTTGTCGTTATAAAATCAGGTTCCTCTGGGACCTTTGAAAACCTAACCGTTACTGGTGATTTAGATTTCGGTGATGCAATAACCGACACTCTTACAGTTACTGGTGTAATAGATTGTAACCCTGGTACATTCACAGGAGACCCTGCAGCTTTAGACATTGTAGGTGTATTCAACACAACTGTTGCTGCAGCTGGGTTTAAAAGAATCGTAAACGTAGAAGTTACATCAGGTAACACACAAAACCAGTATGCGTTTAACATGGATATGAAAGCTGGTGGTACAGGTAACCTAGTTTATTCAGCTGGTAGGTTTGTTAATAGTACAGCTGGAGCGGGAACAAACTACATAGGTGGTGGACAAGCAAACTATGCACTGTTCACATCTTCAGGTGGTAATACCTCTGGTTCTAATGTAGGTGTTTACGGAAGTGGTTCACTAGGTTTGAAAAATCTTGGAATATTAGGAAGGGCAACAGCTAATAAAGCCAGTGCTACAAACATTGGTGTAGGTGGTTTTGCTTTAAATGCCTCAGGTAGTTCTGTACAGATTGGTGGTTACTTTGGACTAGAGAGTTCAGAACCAACTTATACTTCATCAGCTTTGATGTGTGATAATGGCTCACAAACTTCAGACATATTTGTAGCTCGTGATAATGGAAGCATAATTTATCAAATCTCAGATGGTGGTTTAATGAACTTCCAAGGTGGTTTGCAAATGAAACGCACAACTGTAAGTGATGCAGATTACACAGCCTTAGTTGGTGATTATATAATTGGTTTTACCTCACTTACAACTGGCAGAACATTAAATTTACCAGCAGCTGCAACTGCAGGAGCAGGTAAAATTTATGTGATTAAAGATGAGCACGGTTCTGCTGGAACTAATAATATTACTATTGACCCTGATGGGGCTGAACTTATTGATGGGGCTAGCACAAAACCTATTAATGCTAATTATAATGGCTATACCATCTACTGTACTGGTACAGCTTGGATGTCTTATTAATAAAATAAATATATGACTTACTTAACAAACATTCCTGACTCTGAAGGTTCAGCTGAAAGTGCAACTACTGGAGCAAAAAAAGTGTTTCAGTGTTTGGCTGATGACAATGCTGTAAATTATTTAACATTTACATCAACAGCTACTGGAGAAGGGGTTATTATCGGAGCAGATGGTACTGACTCTGATATAGATATTTTATTAGAACCAAAAGGTGGTGGTTTAACTGCTGTTGTTGGTGTATCGGCAGTTGCCAATTCAGATGGTGATGCTAATCACGCTGTTTATACAGCTATTGTTGAAACCACCGATGAGACAGTTACACAGTTAGCTGGTATCCCAGTTGCTGTTGATACTGCATATAGTGTAGAAGTAGATGTTGTTGCTAGAGAAAGTGATGGAAGCAATAGGGCTCAATATAAATTAGCTGGGCTATTTTATAGGAATACAGCTGGTGATGTTACACAACAAGGAAGTACAGCCTCAATTAGTACTATTGAAAGTGATACTGACTGGGATGCTGATTTAGTTGCTGATACTGAAAACCAGCAAATTGATTTGAATGTAACTGGCGTCGCTGCTACGACTATTAACTGGGTAGCAACTATTAAATATACAGCTTTAGGTTAATAAAAAAAATATATGGCAAAAACAGGAATAGAAAATGATGATTTAATCATCAATGGGCAAAGTTCTGTACAAGAGTCTGTTTACGGGTTCATTTACAGGACAGCTGACCTATCTGGTATCGAAAGTACTGGGTGGACTGACACCGAGTTTACTGGTGGTAGTGTGGTTAAAGTTAATGTTACTCACGACACAGGAACTAACCCTGAAAGAGTAGCAGTAGACTTAGCAGGTAAATACAAAATATCTTATATGGTGAATGGATTCTGTGACAACAGTATTCATACTACCTACACAAGACTGATAAAAAATGGCACTACTGAGTTGGTCGGTAGTGGTGCCCCCGAATCAACTCACACTAGTTATGCTTTCTCAATTTCAGTGACTATCATCGCAGATCTAGCAGCTAATGACTACATCACACTACAAGGAAGAACAGATAGTAACACTTCCCAATGGAAGGGTGAAGGTAACCTAGATACTCCAGTAGCAGCACAAATATTAATTGAACGTATAGGGTAATTATATGACTAAAATAAGTAACATCTCAACAAAAGACATGTCTGGTTTCATTGATAAGCTTAAAGCAAAAGGTGTTAAATATAAGCTACCGTTCCAGGCCAAGCCAGACTTCAAGCATTCAAAGAGCTTACCAGGTAGTATTGATATGGTGGATTCAAAGGGTAAATTAGTTAAGATGATTAAGAAAACTAAAACACAGATAACTAATCTTAGGAAGTCTAAGAAGGTTAAACCCAAAGTCGTATGAACCCTGCAGATTTAGCACAATATGGTATAGCCGTTATTCTTGTTGGCTATATGGTATGGAGGGACAAGATAATGAACAAGACAATACAAAATCACTTTGCCCATAGTGAAATGGCTTTTAAAGAAATGATGGACGTAGTCAAGGAGGACACAAGAGCAATGACAGCCGCTTCACATACTATGGAAGAGGTTAAAAAAAAAATAACAGGATGTCCTTATAACGCATAAATATGCCAGATTTAACTACAATTCCTAAAAGCTATTTGAAACCAAAAGATTTTAAGTTAGGCTCTCCCATTAAAGGTACTTATGACCACACCATAAATAGTTATCGTTATTATATAACACAGGAGTTTGGTGAAAACGCAGTATCTTTTTATAAAGATATGGGGATGAAAGGTCACAATGGAATAGATTATGGAACATCATCTGGTCATAATGATGGTAATGATAAGATGCCTTGTTATGCTTCTCACGATGGCTGGGTAGTATCAGACAAGTCTAAACAATCCTACACAAAAGGTATCTTTGTAGAAATAGAATCAGACGAGTTGGTTATTAATGGTAGGAAAGCAAAGATAAAAACGGTATACTTTCACCTAAGCGAGGCTTGGGTGTCTAGCAACTTAAAGGGAGCAGATAAGTGGTGGGACAGATGGTTCAAAAAGAATAACAACTATGTTAAACAAGGGCAGATGATTGGTTTATGTGGAAACAGTGGGAAATATACAACTGGTCCACACTTACACTTCGGGCTATATGTTTATTGGAAACAAGAAAATGGAAAGTATCAAAAAGACTGGGGTAATGGCTATCACGGAGCAGTTGACCCACAACAATACTTTTACGATGCTAATGTTCACGAAGCCAATCCAAACTTTTATTTTAATGGCGTTAAACTCAAAAGCTGGAATCAGGCTAAAGAGTACATGCGTCTATATAATCATTAAATCTATGAGTAAAGTATTAAAAAAACTTAAAGGAAAACGTACTTATTTAGTGGCGGTTTTAGTTGGTGTAGTAGCTGTCTTAGGACATTTAGGCTATCTTTCACCAGAAGCACAGGCTACGTTGTTAGGCTTATTAGGAGCAGGAGGTTTGGCTTCTTTACGGGCTGGTGTAAAAAAGTAAGCTCTCCTACACGGAACATCAATAGGCGTTAGGGGTAGTCTAGAGTTAGACCGTCAGTGAAGGTTAACTCGGTAATACCGATACCTAGTGGGTCGATGCGCTCGCCCATTAGGTTATCAGTATAACTATAATATTATGGATAAAACAACACTAGAAACCGAGATAGGTTACAGAATACGTACGTCTTCTCGTAACTTCATTACTGCTGCAGAAATAACAGCAGAATTGAATAGGTCTCTGGATAGGTTAAGCAGTAAAATAGACTTAGTACCTACCATTACAGAGACAACATTATCTTACACAGGTACAAGTACAGTTGCTCTTCCATCGGACTTTAGAGACCCGATAGAACTTTATGATAGGAGCAACAATCAAAAATACAAGAGGGTTAGTCTAGCTGAACTAAGGGAAATAGAAGATGATGGTATTAACGCTTATGCAATAGATGGAAGCAACGTAGAAATAGAAAGCACTACTAGTGCAGTGACCCTTACACTGACTTACTACTCTACCAATGATGCTAAGTCTACAGGGGGCACACCTCAAAAAGCATTGTCAGTGGCGACAGACGAACCACTATTGCAACCTAGATTCCATGATTATTTTGTGGAAGATGTGGCAGCGTTACTTCACCGCAAAGAAAGAAAGTTTGATGACTATAAGATATCTCAAGGTGAAGCCAGGTCTATTTTTAATGAGATTGTTAAGGAGAATCCGTCAAGAATAGAAAGGGTAGAAGTATCAATTAATCCATTTCCTTACGATTATTCATAAACTATATGGCAGAAGGTACCTTTGAACCAATTATATTAAAAGACTTTTCTGGAGGTCTAGTAACCACACGTGAAGCTGATGATTTAGACGTGAATGAAAGTCCAGATTTACAAAACGTAGACTTTGATGGCCGCGGTGCTTTTCAGATAAGGAAAGGCTATGAGCTCTTTGGTAATCGCACTGCAACAGACGGATCTATAAAAACAACATACAAATTTAGAAGAGCTATCATAGATGACGAGATACCTATTAGACAGAATGATGCGGCTCTAGAATATTACCATACAGGGACATCACAATGGGAGACACTTAAATTTACAGGCACATCAACAGCGACATTTGGTTTTGCTACTTACACAGGAACTACTGATACAGTAGATTTTATGTATTTCTGCGATGGGGTGGTTGACTTACAAAGATGGAATGGTGGACATACTATATTAGACGGAGCTTTATCTGGCGGAGAAGGAACAGTTACTGTAGACAGCACAACAGGATTTACTACAACTGGTTCAATTTATATAGGCACAACCTCAGTGACGTATACTGGTAAAACAGCTACTACTTTTACAGGTTGTACTGGCACTCCTGCAGCCTCAGATGATGCTTCTGTCAGTCAAGTAGCTGATGCTTTTGCTGCGGCTGCGGGCACCAAACCAAAAGGTAATGTTATGTGGACTTGGAACAGACAACTAGCAGTAGCTGAGAAACAGTTTGTAAGAATATCTGACATAGACGACTTTACTACTTGGACTGGTGGTAGTGCAGATGACATAGGTTTTAAGAATGGTAAGGTCACAGCATTAAGAAGTAAAGACAATGCTTTATTAGCATTCACCCAAGACTCAGTACACGCAGTTACTTATGAATATACATCTGACTTAACTGGTAACCAGATAAGAGTACAGGATATAGAAGATACACCCAACTATGGTGCTAAGGTATTTACTGGGGTTACATCGGCAGATGGTGAGATATTTTATGTAGGTAATGATAATGTAATACGTAGATTGGTGCGTAGTTCAGTATCTACTTTACTAGACACTGGCTCTATATCAGAAAACATTTTAAAAACTTTAAAAGACTACACATTAACTAGCGCAGCTTCAATCTTCTTTGAGAATAAACTGTACTTTGCTGTACGTTCAGATCAAAGTGATATTAATGATACAGTATTAGTATATGATTTGAAATTTGCTAGACGTAATGCTTCAGGAGAAGCTTGGACTAAATTCAATCTATATGTCAATAACTTCTTTGTTTATAACAGCAAGCTCCATTTTGGTAGCTCTGCTGACCCTAACACTTATCTACTGTTTAAGGATGCTAATGGTGATGATATTACTAATGATGACGGTGCTGCTATAAGCTGGTATTATAAGACTCCACAGTTTGACTTCGGTCAACCACATAAAAGATTCAGATCACTTAAATTTCTTAGTAGAGGTTTTATATCCCAAGAAGCAGAAGTAACTTACTTAGCAGATTATGATTATGGTACTGAGAGTTCACAGGAATTAGTATTAGATGGAGATGATGAAGATTGGGTATTCTCTACAGCAGCAGCTGCGTTGGGTGAAGAAGTGGTAGGTGAAGAAGGAGCGGGAGAAGATAAATTTAATGGTTTCTTCCCATTCACTTATGTAGAGAACTGGGGTACGATTGATTTCTATAACCAACAGGTAAAGATAAGTGGCCAAACTAAAGATGAAAATTATAAACAAACTCGTCTTGTGATGTACACAGAACCACAAGATGACGTATTAACAAACTAATATGTCTAGACCGATAACAAAAGCGAAAGGTAGATTGACCTCGGCTGTAGCTGCAGGTTCTTCTACTATATCCTTCCAAAGTACAGACAGTAACCGTGCTCTCACAAGCGTGGCGATGGCAGACTTTGGGACATATGGATATTTAACAATTAATCCGACTGGTAAGACCGACAACTATGAGGTTGTAAGGTTTGAAAGTTGGAGTGTCTCTAGTTCTATTATCACAATAGGAACTTTAACACGTAACCTAGAGCTAGAAGGAAATGATACAGCTCAAACTGGCAGGGCTTTCCCAGCTGGTACAACAGTAATAATTTCTACTAATCATCATGTATTTAACAATGTAGTAAGAACTGAAGATGCACAGACAATAGCAGGTGCAAAAACATTCACAGGGATAGCGACATTAGCAGACAACTCAACACTTACTACAAGTGCAGCTCCTGTGGCAGATGCAGAAATAGCCAACAAGAAATATATAGACGATATAGCCATAGCTGGTTCACCTGATATGACATTAACAGTTAAGGGCATAGCTGAATTAGCCACAGATGCAGAGGCTTCAGCTGGTACAGCTACTGGTGGAACTGGTGCCAATTTAGTAGTAGCAGCTTCAAGTTGTAATGAAACAGCCGCAGCGACTAAGATTCCAGTAGGCGATAGTGGTGGTAAGATAGGATCTGATTGGGGTGGTAGTGCTAGTACACTAGCAACATTAGATGGCTCTAGTTTAGTGGTAGAGAACCCAGCCAGTGCAACAGCTACACCCACAGCAACAAAGATACCTATTTCTGATGCAAGTGGAAAACTAGATGGATGGATTTCAAACAGTATGCCATTTGGTGGAGATGGTAGCGATGGAGCTTTAGACACTTCTGGTGGTACAGTTGATATTGATGCAGGTGGTGCTAGATATGTTGTAAGAAACTATACTACAATAACAGTAGCAAGTAACGCACTTACATTTAGTAATACACATGCCAATGGAACAATATTTATAATAAAATCACAGGGTAATTGTACTATTTCCGATACAATTAATTTGGATGGCGATGGTAGTGCTGGTGGAGCTGGCGGTGCTGGTGGTGCTAGCGGTAGTGATGGGACACCTATATCCAATTGGGAAGTGATAACACAAGACGGATTAGAAATAGAAGGTCAGAATGGTGTGAATAATGGCGCAGGTGGAGCAGGCGGTGTCAAACAATTTTCTCCATATATCCATAATATTTCAGTTGCACTAAAGCCTGGCTCTGGTGGCGGCGGCGGTGGTGGTGGTAGTGCTACTGCTGGCGGTGCTGGCGGTGCTGGCGGCGGAGCATTGTTAATAGAATGTGGTGGCGCACTTAATTTTACAGGTACTATAACAGCAGATGGTGTCACTGGAAGCGCTGGTACAGCTGGCAGCAACGGTGGCGGAGGCGGCGGCGGAGGTGCTGGGGGGAACGTCTTAGTTCTATACAACACTTTAACTTCAAAAAGTGGCACGATAACGATTACAGGCGGGAATGGTGGTGCTGGAGGAAGTGGGTCAAATGTTAATAGTGGTGGTTCAGGTGGTGGTGGTGCAGGTAGTGATGTAAGTTCTGGCGGCGCTGGTGGTGCTGCTGCATCTGGTCCAGCTTCAAGCGGTACAGCGGCAAGCATTGGTGGCTCTGGTGGAGCTGCTGGTTCTGGTGATGCAGCTGGTGGTGGAGGCGGTGGCGGAGCTTCAGGATGGTATTCAGTACTACCTTTCGTAGATCCAGAAACAACTTAAAAATTCTTAACCCCCATCTACACAGGTGGGGGATATAGAATATTTAACTAATATACATATGGCTAATCAATTTACAAATCTGTCGACACGAGAGTTGAGTGCAATGTCATCTAATCCTGCACAGTCTAGTAACCCACAGTTCCTAGCTGAAATAGGAAGGCGTGGCTTCAGCCCACTAGGTGGTGGACAGTTTGAGCGTGTCGGTGCCGACCCAACACAAAGTTCAGGCTCTAGGACAGTTGGTAGTGAAGCTATTGCCGACCTCCTAAGAGGTGCGCCCAAAAGAACAACTAGACAAGACGAGCTATCAACAATTAGACAAGAGGCTCAATTGTCTTCAGACGAGAGAGCTAAAATACAAGCTAATGTAGAAGCATTATTTGCTCCAAGAGTAAGAAGACAACAACTAATTAATGAATCACAACAAGAACTATTTAAAGCAAGGGCTGCACAAAGAGCAGGTGGTACTTTTGGTGCTGGCGAAAGAGAAGCAACTGGTTTAGGTAACGTTAAACAAGAAGCTCAAGACAGACTTAATGAATTGCATGGACTACAAATGGCTGAAGCATCAGCACGAGAACAGGGGCGTATAACCCAAAACATAAGTTCCATACAGTTGGCTGACCAACTAGCTGCTAGGAGTGATAAAGCACTTCAACAATACTTTAACAATCTAATTACTGCAGAACAAAACAAAAGAGCACAAGAAAAGTTTGAACTTGAACAGGCAGCACCATTGATAGAAGCTACAGCTATTAATTTGGTTGGGGTAGATGAAGATGGAACTATAAACCCACCAACACAAGAGTTTATCTCTAAAGCTGCTGCTGACCTTGGCATTGACCCCAACATTTTGTCTGCTGCTGTACGTACTAAAATTGATGAACTTGAAGAACAACAAGCTGCAAATCGTAAAGCCTTTGTAGAGGAGCAAAAAACAAAAGCATTAACAGGAAAGGCACAAGCAGAAACACAACAGATAGCAGACTTAGCTCCGTTTAAATTACGTAAATTACAAGCTGAAATAGCAAAAGCACTGCGAGCCCCAACACCTGATAAGCCAAAGGTAATTACAATAGACCAGGCAATCAAGTTAGGAGACCTAACACTAGTTGGCAAGCCAGTGTCTGATGCACGTGGTATAACAATACCAACAGATGTAACGTTTACAGATGCTATAGTTGATGAAAAGAGCACTGTTGGAAAAATAGTATCAGAACAAAATCCAAACCTGAAAACTTTAATAGACGAAGCGGGTAGATTGGGGGCTGACGTACAAGAGTTTAGGAATGCCTTAGGTGCTACAGGCGACTTCATATTTAAAGAGATTGGCGACACCGTATTAGAAGTTATTGATACAAGAGGGTTTAACAAATCATTAGGAAAGATAGATAAAAAAACTGGTGATATAACAAAATAATATGCCATTAAGAGTAACAGCCCAAGAAAAAAAACAGGCTACACGAAAAAGGGGTGGCTTGGTGGTGAGAGACTCTAATGGGCAAGGAGGAACATCACCACAAATCATTGTTCCCACACGTGATTCATCAGTAGTTGAAGAGATTTTGAAAGACATTGCTAAGCCATTTGCAAGAACAGGTGTATCTACATTTAACTTGTTTAAAACACTTAGAAGCGGAGGGGAAGAAGACATTGCGCAGCCTAGAGACCTGCCATTTTTAGGTAAAACAAGGCCAGCTTTTACAGGCAAAGAAAGAACTGGGGAAGCAGCAAAGAAAATATTAGGATTTGGTTCTGATATTGGTTCGACCTTAGCTGGGGGCGGAGGAGGAGCACAGGTTATAAAACAATCCCTAAAGGGATTAGCAAAACAAGGGCTAAAGACTGGAACAAAGACTGGTCTTGTGGTAGGTAGTGCTTCTATGGGCGGAAGAGCCGCGCAAGAAAATAAATCATTAGGTGAGATAGCAGCAGATATAGGAATTGGAGGATTGATTGGTGGTGTAGGTGGTGGCATTCTAGGGGCTGGGTTCCCGTTGGTTGGTAAGGGGTTGGGGTTTGTTTTAAAACAGCCACTGAAACTAATAGGGAAAATAAAGAAACCAACAGGAGAAACAGTACTCCCCATTGTTAGAGACATCGCAAAACCAACCGCAAAGGCAAAAACCAAGCCAGCAGTTAAACTAAGAATGGAAGGATTAGAAAAAAGAATAAATGAGCAAATGAAAAAAACTGTGGATAGTGAAAATAAAATATTGTCTACTCCACAAACAAATTTATCTCTTCCTAAAACACCACAACTTGTAACCAAACGCATAAGTAATTTGGAAAAAACGCTCGGTAAATTTGCTAAAGAAAAAAGTGGTATAATGAAAAAACTGGAAACCAAGAGTATCTTTGATAAACAATTAAATGACTTAGTTAAATTAGAACAAAAACTATTAGCGGGTAGTAGGGCTAGATTAAAACTCTTTAGCCCTAGTGGAAACCTCATTAGTGTAAATAAACTAAGAAAGAATAAAATTACATTTGCAAAACAACAAAAGGAAATTGATAAAAAACTTGCAGCATTTGAAAGAAAAACAACCAAAGAAATAAATGAAAGACAATCTAAGTTAAGAAAAAAACTTGTGATGTTGAACGGCAATATTAGAAAAACAGAGAACAGGATAGAAGATATTTTCTCGCAAGAACAGTTTAGAAAATCAAAAAAATTATTGTCTAATGTAACTGGGTTTGGAAAACAAAAAAGGCTAATAGAAAAAGAAGCTAAAAAGCAGGAGTCTAAATTATTAAAGTTAGAAAAGATTAGAAAGGAAAGAATAAAGACAGCTATTAAGGGTGTCAATATCGGTGATGAAATATTTAGCAAAGACAAAGGTAGATTTAAAGTCAAGTCATTCTTATTAGACTCAACAGGTGAGTTTAATGTGCTTGGAAAAGATGTTAATGGAAGGATACTTTCATTGTCTGCTGACGATTTGCAGGGTATGAAAAAACTCATTAAACCGCAGCAACAAGTAAGAGAATTTTTAGACTTACCGAATGCCCCTAGGTTCGCAGCCGACCCATCTAAAAAGGAAAAGATTATACAAGGGCTAAGAGGATGGACCAATAGTGTCAGAACACAGTTGGGCAAACTAGGAGATGGTGGTAAGAAGATGTCTAAAATGATAGATACTGTGGTAGAAAATACAGACAGGGCGATAGGTAGAGGAGAAGTTGCTATGCTAAGAGGGTTAAAATCCCTTGGGCTAGATAATAAGGGTAAGAATTTAGATCAATCAGAATTAAAAAATATTGTGTCTGCATTAGACTCTGGCCTTAGGTTGAGAGTGAACAACCCAAAACGATTGCCTGGATACGCCAACATGAATGATAGAGAGAAAGGATTTACGAAGCTGTTCTTTAGTATTACTAAACCACTAATTGATAAAGCTAGGAATCAGGGTCTAAAGATTAAGAATAAAGCTAATGGCAAAGAAAAAGACATTGGTGAGGCGTTGGTCCACTTCCCTCATATCTTAAAAGATAAAAACAAGTTTCTAAAGAATAGAGAAGACTTGGTTAACTTGATGGTGGACAAGAATCAGTTAACACCAAAGCAGGCCAATAGTGTATTAAACAACTTTGTGAAAAACTTTGGCAAAGAATCTTATGCTGGTATTGAGAATGCTAGGACATTTCAAATAGAAGGGTTCGATAACCTAGAGAAGTATGGGTTTGAAACCAACCCTGTTACAGCATTGAAGAGTTTCATTGGCGGTATCAGCAAGAGGCTAGAAGAAGCGAAAGTGTTTGGTAAAAATAATGAGATAATGAGTGAAGTGGTAAATAGAATTAAGCTCGAGGGACGCGATAGTGGTATGGCTCAAGAGATATGGAATCGTTATCGTGGAAATAAAGAGTTGGCAGTAGCAGGAAAGCAGTTATCATTAGCACTCAGGACAGCACAAATAGTGGGTAAATTAGCATTAGGAGCCATAACTAACTTGGGACAAACTGTTAATCCAGTTACTGAATTTGGGGCATTAAACTTCATTAAAGGATTAAAAAATTTCGTTACTAAAGAAGGGAGAGAAACTATCCAGGAGAAAGCCATGTTAGCTGGCGTTACTGATGATGTGGTTAGAAGAATAGAACAGTTAGCTGGTGCAGAAGGAAAGATAGCAGAAACGGCATTACAAAAGTTTGGATTCTCTTCAATAGAAAGGTTTAATAGACGGTCTACTGTTGCGGCGGTTCAGGGGTGGGTAGAAAGTAGTTTAAAATCTTTAATAAGAAACCCTAAACAAGCCACACTCAGAAGGCACTTCAACAGACTTGGTATTAATGAAAGCCAATTAAAAACAGCTATAGCTAATGGGAAATTCTCACAGGAAAAATTAAACATAATAGGGCAGAAGGCAGTTAAATCTACTCAGTTTAGAGGTGGTGTGTTAGATATACCATTGTTCTGGACTTCACCACATGGCAAGGTTTTTACACAGTTTAAATCTTTTGCCTTCCAACAAGGGGATTTTATTAAGAGAGAAATAATAGATGAATTACGGCAAGGCAATGCAACTCCTTTAATAACATACTTAGTAGCATCACAAGTTATAGGTGAACCATTAGAAGATGTCAAAGCTCTTCTTAGTAGTAGAGAAAGACCAGAAGATGTACTTGAAAGAATGATTGACAATCAATTGGGTGTGGGTGGTATAGGTTTATATGGTGGCTTGTTACAACAAATGGACTCTAGGTGGAACTCCAAAGACGCGGCTACCGAGTTCTTAGTTGGACCTACAGGTTCTCAAATCGCAGAAGTAGTAGGAGCTATGTTTGATCTAGTTTTTGAAGGTAAAACAAAACCAGCTGTTAAGGCTGGGTTAAGAGTGTTGCCTGCAGCGCAAACGATACCTGGGGCTCCACCTGGGACTGGACCTGCGCTAGACATCATACGAAGACAAATACAAAAGAATCTATAAAAATTTACTTAGGATTAGACCTACGGCAATTCCTATAATGACATAAGTTGTAGCTTCTCCTATTTGGTTAATATCCATAATTTATAATTTGAAGACGGAACTCCCGTCTTCTTTTATTTCAGCATCCAAAATGGCTTTGGTATGCATCTCTATTTTAAAAAAGATTTGGTTATATTCTTTGTCTGCTTCAGTTGCTTTCATAGCTATGTATGAATCCTCATCATACGTTTTATCCATACCAAACTCATAAAAGAGGTCAAGCATCTTTTCTCTTTCTTCTTTTAACTCTGCAAAGAGAGCGTTGATCATTCTTCTTCTAGTTTTTATTGAAAGCGACATAAGACAAGCATATTAGATGGGGGGTTTATAGTCTCCCCCAAGACTAAACTACTCATCATCTTTATCCTTGTTACAGATTTGGCATATCCACTTCTGTTCCACCAACTGATGTGTCACCAGTTCATAGGTGTTCACCAGCTTGTGCCAAGTGCGATGCTGACATTTCCTGCACCAGAACGAATGTGTTCCAGCGACTTTCTTCTCGGTCTTTACATAGCTCAATTTAACTCACCTCCTTTGGAAAAGACACGTAGCAGACCTGACCAGAACGGTAGTTTGCTACAAGGTCTTTGTATTCTTTGTTGCTTACAAGGAAGCTCAACTTCACATCGCAAGCAACACACCTCAATGGTATCAACCACTGCGTCTTGGGCTTATTTTGTTTAGCCAAGAGCAACAGGAGATACATCTTAGCGTTACAATCACACATAGTTTACCTCCCATCCCAGACGTTTGCAGAACCCCTTATACTCCTTGAAAGACCATCTGAAATATCCGATATGTCCACATCTGTGGAACTTGGTGGGGATATGACAGAACTGTGATGAAATCACTGGCTTCTCAAGGATAATTTTAGAGTTCTTGATTATGGTGTATCTACTCCATTGTCCGCATTTACTGCACTGATACTGCATTACACCTCCAGGTAATCCAGGACACTTACACCTCCAAGTAATACCCAGAGGGCAACCGCCAGGGCTACCCACAGGAGTACCTTGAACAGGTTAATCTTCATCTTCTTCCTCGATTAGACCACAGCGACAACACTCCACCTCACGACCGATACAGAACTCGAACCCCACGTATACACGATAAAGGTAAAAGCTCTGATGCTCAGTGATGGTGTCACAGCTTTCGCAATGACGGTCATACAGTTCTATTTCAGTTCTTCTCAGTTTCACTATCTCCTCCTTTTTGGTTATTTAGTTTTTCTTTAACAGCTTCCCAGAGTAAATTACATAGCTCTGAACCTCTTTTTTCTTTCATGTTTAATCCTTCTATAAACCATTTTGAATACCCTATTGTATGTTTTTGTATTGTAAAATCATCTCCTAAAAACTCTATCATTTGTCCTATGTTAATTTTTACACCAACGCCACATCTCATATCAATAAATGCTTCATCTTCATTTTCCGTTAACTTATCCCATTCCATTACTGTTCCTATGTCTATGTACGGCGTTAAGTGGGCTAGTCGTATTTTTTGCTTTTTGTTTAATTCATCCCACTGTTCTTTATTGATATTTTGTTTCATATATTTAAAATAGTTAGGCAGTTAGGGATGCCAGCCCTTATTAACCATTATTACCTCCTGACCATCATCTTGGCGATGTGTTCGGTAGCCATCTCCACAGCCCTCAGCAGCTCACGCTTGCCGATGAACCGATTTGCAGCCAGCTCCGACAGATGCCAGATAATGATGTGTGCCACCTCGTGGTAGCAAGCACGCTTAACTTCTTTCTTCCCCAGCTCAAGGACTTCGTCGGAGAAGTAGATATAAGCCTCGTTGTAGTCCGAGTTGCACCTCACGTGGGCAATCTCATTATCCTCAAGCTCTTTGACGAACTTGATTTTAATGTCCCAGTGAGTGAGTAGCATCTCCTTCTGGGCTTTCTTCACCCACCTCTTAACGTTTCTTTCCATTTTTCCTCCAGGTGTAGGTGTTGCCACACTTCTCACAGATGTACTCACGTTTGATAGTTTGCTCGGTAGCATACTTTCCGTAAGTCATCTTCTTCACGTATTGGAAGACCCGATGCCACCTCTGTACGCCACAGGGCTTACAGGGATGGAAGTCTTGGTTCTTCTCTCTGATATAGAGCTTTGACATTATTCCCTCCAGCTTTTAGTAATCCACCTCACTACCTTGACCACATCCCAACAGATATGGATGGTAGCATAGATGCAAATACCAAGTGATATGATTGCCAAATGTTCAATGATAAACCCTACCATTTCTACCTCCTATTTAACAATTTATTTAACAAATAATTTTTCATATTTCCCAGCTTGCTCTTATAGTCTACAGAGTTTTTTCCTAAAAAATTATTATTTTTTGGCTTACTATACACCATTATATTATTAAATTTTTTTTTATTTGTTTTTAGTATTTTACCAGTTTTTGTGTTTATCTTAATCCATTCTTTTGTTCTAAAATTTTGTATTTGTACGTATTTTTCCATATATTTATTATTCTCCTTCTTAAACCATACAGTCATCAGCTTCTTACAGGTATACCTTGGCCGAAAGGAGTGCCGTAGCCCTCACTGTATGGTTAAAGAAAGAGAGGAATTATATCAACTCTTTTTGTTTAGGTTTATCTTTAACGTGTTTAATTCTAGCTTCTGCTATTTTACAATATTCTTCATCCATTTCTATTCCTATGAATTTAAAGTCTTCTAATACACAAGCCTTGCCAGTTGAACCTGACCCCATAAAAGGGTCTAATACTGTTCCGTCTTTTGGAGTTACAAGCCTTACTAGGTATTGCATTAGCTTAGTAGGTTTGACTGTTGGGTGGTTGTTAGCAGATGGTTGTGTTGTAAATTTATCATTCACAGAACCATTGCCCAAATCTTCTCCATTTTTTTGATTACCAAATTTATTGTTCTTCTCCTCAAAACCATCTAATCCCTCGTTCCTATCACTCTTACTTGCTTTAGCACAATAGAAAAAGCGAGACGCACCGCCTTTGTCACCATATTCCTGACCACAAGGCAACCCAGATGACTTTTGCCAAATTCCGCCAGTTCCTTTTTTCAATTTATTCTTACCCGATTTGCTCTCTCCGCTCTGTTTATCTAATATCTTCCCTGCTTCTTCATCTAGTATTAAATTAGCTGGAAATCTGCCTTGAGGAGAAGCACTTGCAGTATTGTTTTTTGTACTATCGAAACCACAGTTATCAGGGTTCCAACCTTCTTTTCTTTGCTTTCTGTTTGTTGTTTTTACAGGTTCATTATGTTTTATCCTACACCCATCTATATTTATTCCACCCGTACCGTATTTTAATACATTACTTGCTACTGTTCCTCTGAAAGGTTTACGAGCTACTGTAATAGGTTCTAGTGCAGGTTTTAATGCAGTACCCCACCCTTCCCATTTTTTAGCTTCTTGGGTTGAGGGTTCGGTAATTTCTACTAAGCCACCGCACTTCTTTTCTGCTAATCCCTGTTTACCTTCTCCTCCAATACCTTCATAGACTCTAAGTTTTCTTATTGAATTATCACGATTTGGGTTACGCATTCCGACAACTTTTCTTTCTGCTCCTAACATCTTATCAACTGCTTTACCTATGTTATGACTTTTAGGAAAGCCACTACCATACACCCAAGCAATCATATCTCTTATCTCAAATCCTGCATCTTCTATATTTACTGCCATTCTATGTTGAGTACGAGTACCAGCAAAAGCTAGTAAGTACCCACCAGGTTTTAATACCCTAAGGCACTCTTTCCAAATCTCTACTTTAGGTACATCATAATCCCACTTCTTTCCCATAAAAGAAAGCCCGTAGGGTGGGTCGGTAACTATTGAATCAATAGAATTTTCTTCTAACTCTTTTAGTTTTTTTAAACAGTCACCTTGTATAATCATAATTTTATAGATATAAGATGAGGAATTTTAGAACAGATTCCTCAGAACTGTTTGTAGGTAAACTACAGTGAGACACGAATATCATGGTTGTCTCCGTACAGGCTAATAATGGGCGAACCCATCGTAACGGGACAGAGATTTTTCTTTTCTGCATAGCTTCCGCTATAACGCAGGTAAGAACCAGTCAAGATGGCGTGGCGGGCACGACTCTCCACTTTCTTCCGAGCCTTGTTGACTGCGGAATAAAGCGAGGTCATGTGGTCGAGCCCATGGAGATGTCCATAAAGCACGAGTTCAGTATCACAGTAACGGAACACATCAAGAGCAGCTTTAATGCGAGTATAGGGTAGTCTAGATCCCGCAGACCCATGAGTACTGTGCCCAGTATACGACTGTTTGCCAACCTTCCACAGGTGGTAGGCGGCGTGATTCAGGTAACGAGTTCCCAACTGCTGACACATAATGGTCACAATGTTGAGTCCTGTTTCCTTGGTTATCCGACCGCAATGATTCCCGCTATGAATTCCCAGCAGCAGACCAGCTTCTTTGACGGGGCGGAGCGTTTCCACCAACATCTCCATCTGGTCTTGGATTGACATTGTCTGCTCGTAGATGCCAGCCCCAACCGAATATCTCGTTGCACATTCCAAGTAATCTCCCATTCCGAGGACGTAGATACCTTTCTTGATGCACATGTCGATAGTCGCTTGAGCGGCTTCATAATCACAGGTTTTTGCTCCAAGGTGTATATCACCCCAGGCACATACTTGTGCTCTCGAACCCTTGTTTGGGTTGAGACGCACATCAACCAACCTTGTTCGTCTCATCTTTTCCTCCAATAAAAAACCGCAATTCGTGGGGCAAATTACGGCTCTTTCGGCGGACTCCGTGAAGAGTCTTGGTTTATTGTACTATAGCCCCACGCTATTGTCAATATTATATCAGTTTTTTAGGTGATTGTCAATTTGAGATCGCTTTTTACCTCATTAGCTCCAGGGTGGGTCAGCGTATATGATTTGATATTTTTTCATACATTTAATAATTGGTGGGGCTATTTATAGAGCACCCCCGACTCTATTCTTAATCTATCTTTTTTCTTTGGGTATGCCAGCACTTCGTACATTGGCAGCAAAGATAGTTATCTTTAGCGTACACAATGTGGTCAGCATAGGAATGGCACTCCTCACAATAGTCATTGAACTTAAAGTAAGTTTTCATGCGTACCTCCACACTTTGTTGCATAGTTTACATTCGGCGTTTAACCTGATGTCATCCTCTTGTTTTTTTGGTTTGATATACAGGTCGTGTTCACCGAACTTACCACATCGTAAGCACCTTGTGAATATGGTACAAGAGTACCTTCCTTTGTCTTTCATTTATCACCTCCTGATTCTACTTACTGTTAATTCTATTCGTGGATTATTCTTATCAATAAATTTTTCAATTACTAGCTTTTGTATCTGGCTATCATCTTCCCATAATATTCCAGTACCAGCGTCTAGTATAAGTTTATTAAAGTTATCTATATCTCTTTTCCGCTTATCTTTAAAATATAGCTTCATGTTAACTTCTAATTCCCCAGTTAACAATTTAGGCTTTTGTGATAGTAGTTCCCACTTATATTGTTCTTTTAAATCTTTCCCCTCTTTAGTCATATACATTGTTGGGTAGTTTCCCCTACAAGCATACCTATAAATATGTTGAGTAGATTTTGGTTGACCAGTTAGCGTGTACATACCATATTAAATAAACTGTTTAAATCTCGCTCTTCCACTAAACTGTTTCTTCTGCTTGGTTTTTGGTGTAACCAGTTATGACATTTTATACAGAGCAAAATTAAGTTTTTATGATTGTGTAATTCTTTATGTTTTGGTGCTTCAGACGCATAAATTATATGATGTGTTTCATATCTTATAGAATTAGACACATTACATAATTCACACTTTAAGTAACCCACTTTATCCACCTGTTTTAATTTATATGATTTACACGCTTTGCCGTGTTTAAATGTCGTTATCCTTCTCTTCCCAGCATAAAAACCTGTTCTGTAGGCGGGGTTATTCTTCCCCTTTCTTACATTATACTCTTTCCAGTATTGGTATTGACAATTTTTTGTACAAAACAATCTTGGTCTTTGGAATAGAAACTTTTTCTTACAGTGTTTGCATTTCCACTCTCTTCCTGAATTAAACCACTCCTTCTTTTTTTTGGCTAATCTTTTCCAGTGTTTTTCTCTATACCTCTTATCTCTCTTAGCCTTTTCTATTTTAAAACAATCATAACAATATGTTTCTTTGAATCGTCCTTTCCCACAAATTTTACAAGGCTTCTTCTTCATATTATTAATGTTAGTCCCCACCCTGCCGAACCACCGTGTTTCGATCACTAACCCCACTTTGTACCGTTAGGCATCATCATGATCTTGGTGCACGTATGACTTAGCTTAAATACTCTACCACATCTTCGATTCTACTTATAATTTTAGACATTGTTTTC